TCAGTTCAGTCGCGTTCTTGCCGCCAGCCGCCCGAATATCGCCACCAGACCGGAAACGGCGGCGACCGTTTGGAGGATCGTATCGGTCAGCACGACATTGTCGGACGTCTCGACCGGGATACCGAGTGCCGCAGCGCCTGCACTCGCGACCGTCACGATCGAGGCCCAGATCGTACGTGACAGGTACCATGGTTTGATAAGGTCCATTTTTATCTCCTTCTAGTTAGTGAAGTTGAATGACCGCGAGGCCGTGCCCCCCTGCCCCACCGCACGGCTCATCTGACTGACGCGCAAGACGAACTGGCCATGTCCGGCCACAAGCGCCGCCGGCACGTTCCATCGCGGTTCGACAAGCTCGGCGGACGCGAAGACACCGGCGTCGTCGCCGAGTTGCGCGAGATAGCGCTCCTCATCCTCGCCCAGCGGAATCTCGCTCGCCAGCCAGCTATCGGCATCGATACGCCCGCGCCGGATCCAGCTGAATTCCAGATCGCCAGCCGGATTTCTTCTGCCGCGCAGATGAACGGGTGAAAGCGGAAGCAATGCTCTCAAGCCGCCTGCCGCCCTCAGTGAAGTCGCATATCGATCCGAAAGGTCGTATCCGGCCGGCCCGCATCGCCAGTCGAATTCCCGGCCAACCTCGCCGGGCCGCAGCCCGGCCGGTGCCAGGGCACCGTCGAGCATGACGAAGTTCGCACCCGCCATCGCACCTGCCGCGAGCACATCTTCCGTGCCGAGTTGGCCACGCAGAAGGCGCGACAGGTGCCAGTGACCCGGTTCGACCTCTTCCGCATGGGCAAACTGGACGATTTCCCAATTGCCGTCGATTGCCTGCAACGCAGCCGCATTCGCCCCATTGAGCAGATCCGCAATCGTCACGGACTGGAGGGAACCCGCTCCCATCTCGACGCGCAACACCCCGGCCATGTCAACCAGACCGCTTCTTCCAGCCGGGGCGTTGTCGAGCAGCCGACCGATGCGGGCCGGCCGGTCGATCTGCGCACGCGGGGCGACCCCGTCGCCGGCGATAAGGTAAAGCACATGGCTGCGCCAGGGCCGGGCTGTGGCCGCCACGCGGAAATGCGCCAACGGATCGTCGCTGTCCGGCCCCATAGGCAGATCGAGCAGCAATATTTCTGGCGGCCCCGGAATGAGCGGAGGCTGCCGTTCGGGAGGGGGCGTCGGCTGCCAGCCGAGACGTGAGCGTAGACTTATGCGGCGCGCTACGATGCGGGCCGCCAGCCCCTCCTCCACCGTCTCGATCCGGTAGAGACGATCGCCGCGCCGCTCGGGAAGACGTATGACGTCGCCGGCGCCTGCTCGTTCCGGAACGATCGAAAAGCTGATGACCTCGCGGCCTCTTGCGTGCCGGTCCAGCCACTCGCCGGCGAGCGCGGCCGCCTGTCCCTGCTCAAGCATGCCTGGAAAGCTCAGTCTTGCACGGTTGTCGCTGCTGCCGCCATGCGATACGGCGCGTTGCTGCGCGCCCTGATAATCGAGCAGCGGGTCCCGGTAAGCGAGTTCCACCTCTCCGGCAATCTGCGTCGCCGCCTCGGTCGTCGTTTCCATGATGACGCCGCCCTCGTCGGCAAGTTCATGCAGATCGACCAAGGTCCCGAGAACCTCGGGGTTGCGAAATGTCACACGCCCACCACGCTCCATGACGACGAGACCGAATAGCTCGACAATCGGCTGCAAGGCTGCCCGGGCGGTTCCCGGTTCGTCCACGACGTAACCGGCGACCGTGCGATGAACGTCACGGACATCCGGTTCGGCAAGACCGTGACGCTCCATGATTTCCTGGATCAGAGCGGCGACATCGACACCGCTTGCCCGGCCGTTGAGCCAATGGCCAAGGAGCCAGTTCCCGCCATCCGCCCAGACCGAGCCGAATGTGGGAAAGGCGGGAAAGGGTCGCGCGTCCCATGCCCAGACATACAGCCTGTCCGGGTCGACCATCCGGGTTCCGCCAATGCCGGTCTCCGGATTTTCGCGCTCATCGAAGCGCAGATTTTCCGGTTGCCAGGCAGCGTGATGCGCCTCCAGATACCGCGCGGGTGCCACATCGTCGCGCGATCCGTCCGAAACATACGGAGCGGCGTTCTCCGAACTCTTCGGGTCCGGAAAGACATTGGGTTGGTTCGCCCCCTTGTCGATGGCCGGGCAGCCGATCTCGGTCATCCAGATCGGCTTGGAACGCGGCACCCAGGCCGTCGGTTCTGCCAGTTCAACGCCGCCGATGCGATTGAAATGCCGGTTCTCCCACCAGGACCGGATGTCCTTGTACCGAAACACCCAATCCTTGCCGTATGCGCCGTCGCTGATCGGCGTGCGGCGACGCTCCAGCCGATCCTGAAGCGAAGCATAGAAGTAATCGTAGCCCTCGCCGCGCGTCACGCCGGCCAACAGCCCCTGCCGGTCGCAGGCAGCGTTGAACCCGTCCGGATTGCCGCCGTTCTCATCGCCGTCGCGCCAGTCGGAAAGCGGCATGTAGTTGTCGATGCCGATCGCGGCGATCGCCGGATGCGCCCAAAGCGCGTCCAGATGAAAGAACACGTCGCCCGACCCGTCCGATGGCTGATGGCCGAAATACTCGCTCCAGTCGGCGCCATAGCTGATGCGCGTCCCCGGCAGGATCGATGCGACCTCGCCCGCAAGCGCGCACAAGGTTTCGACGAAAGGAAAGCGATTGGCCCCATCGCGCAGGGTGGTCAGCCCTCGCAGTTCCGAGCCGAGCAGGAATGCGTCCACCCCGCCGGCTTGCTGGGCGAGCCTGGCATAGTGCAGCACAAGCCGGCGGTAGCCCCAATCATGCGGACGCAGGCATTCGGCGCCCCGGGCCGCCGCAACGACATCGCCGGGCGCGACCGCACCGACGAAATTTTCCACCGCCGCGCGCGCCGCCATCGTTTTGTCGGGCGTTCCCGGTTGACCTGCCGCCGGATGGCAGGTGATGCGGCCTCGCCAAGGATAGGGTGGCTGCGAGGCTCCCCCATACGGATCGGGCAGCGAATTGCCCGCCGGCACGTCCATCATGATGAAGGGATAGAGCGTGACGTTGAGGCCACGGCGCCGGATCTCGATGATCGCGTCGATAACCGATCCATCGCTCGGCGTGCCGCCATAGGCGGCAGCGTTTCCGGTTTGCGAAACGCGATAGGCGGCTGGTCGCGCGACACCCGAAACGGTCCAGACCTGCGAAAATCCGGCCGCATCGTTTTGCGTCACCCCCGGTCGGATACGACAGTTGCCCGCACGCAGATCGTCGCCGAACCATGTGACCACGAGCGCCACGTGCTTCAGGTTCGGAAACACAGCCTGCAATTCGTCGAGCGAAGCCTCAAGATCACTGCCGGCGTGAAGGACGTGGCGGTTGACCGCCTCCGCCTGCCCGGCGCGACCGCGCGTGATTTCCATCGGCGACAGCCCGTACTCGGTCGAGCCGGGGATAAGACAGACCGCGCGCACGTCCTTCTGATATGCGCCTACGGGACAGATTACCTCGAACTGAAACTGCGGCAGCCGGTTGCCGTAGTCAGCGACCGGAAATCTGTCGAACACGACATAGGCGACGCCGCGATAGGCGGGCGCGTGCGTCTGCCGGGCGGCGATGAGCGGGTCGGCGGACTGGGTTTCGCTCCCCGTATAGATGCGAATATCGAAGCGCTCGCGGTCGATCTCGCGCCCGTCCGCCCAGATGCGTCGCACACCCGCGATCGGTCCCTCGCACAGAGCGAAGGCTGCATTGGCGAAATAACTGTAGGTCGTGGTCTTGGCGCCACCGCCCTTGCCGCCTTGCCGTTCCGTACGGCTCTGCTCCTCGAAGCGTGTCGCCCAGATCAGGTTTCCGCCGATGCGCGCCGTACCGTAGACCTGCGGAAGCGGTACGCCTTCCTCGGCCTGAAACGGCCGCATGGCCGAAAGGCGCGGCCCCTCGATCCGCTGCGTGCCGTTGATCAGCGCACGGTCGATCAGGTAGCCCCCCATCGCACCGGCGGCCGAACCGAGCGCGGCGCCGAACGTGCCGAGATAGCCGCCGAGAAAAGACCCGGCAGCCTGTAGAACGATAGTGGCCATCGAAGCCCTCGATCAGGATGGAAAGATGAAAGCGGCGGCGATGCGCGAGCGCCAAGCCGGCACCAGCGGGGACAGCGCCACCGAATGACCCTCATAGGCGTGAATAAGCATGCTGCTTCGTGCCGCGATGCCCAGGTGCTTGGCCGGCAGATGCCGCCGCCAGCGAAAGACGAGCATGTCGCCCGGCCGCGCTTCAAGCGGATCGATCTCGATCATGTGGCGCCGTGCCGCCTCGATCAGCGGATCATCATCGCGCGTCTCGGCCCAATCGGGGGAATAGGCGGGAAGCGCCTCCGGCTCGCAGCCGTAGATCGCGCGCCAGATGCCCCGGACGAGACCGAGGCAATCGCATCCGACACCGAGGCGAGCCCCCTGATGTCGATAGGGCGTGCCGATCCACCGCGCCGCCTCGGCAAGCACAACGTCGCGCCTCATTGCACAATCGCCCCGCCGTCGAAAATGCCGTCATCATTCACGTAGCCATAGGCCGCGTCATTGCCGGGCAGATGCGGAAATCCACGAAAATTCACGGTGTTCGCGAATTTGCTTCCGCAGGTCGCGAAGCTCTTGTCGCAGCCCGCCAGAATTGTGAAGGGCGCGCCCGCGGCAAGGCCGCGATGCTCGTCAAGGCTGATAAGCACACCGGCCGTGGCACGACGATGAGCCGTCACGCGTGTCGAAACTCCGTTGGCCGTCAGGATGCCGCCCGCAAACCAGCCGTCGCTGAAACCGTCCAGCTCCGTCACCGCATAGGTCGCATCGCCCTGCTGCGATGCGACCGTACCGGTCGCGCTCATCGCCGCCATCGACAGTTGCACGCCGCAGCGCCTGTCTCCCAACTCGGCATCGCAACTTCGCCTCAGATAGCGTCCCGCCGGCCGGTCGAGATTGCGGGTCAGGCTTTCCAGCTCGGCGACCAGCGCCCCGTCCCGCCGGACGATCTTTCCGATCGCCGACACCCGGATCAGTTTTGCGGAATCCGGATCGCGCCAATCGGCCCGAAAGGTTTCCACTTTCGCGCCATCGAACAGACCGGCATCCACATCCTGTTCGGACAGCCGGGAGGAGGAAAGCGCGCCCTCGATCTCGGCCGTATCCACCGCAAGCCCCAGGGAAGACTGCGCCTCGCTTTGCGAAAAGCCGGACTGCGGCTCGAACAGCGTTCCATGGAATTCGAGTTGCCGATCATGATCGGTAAAGCCGAGCGTTTGCCCGTCCGCGCGTGTCAGGCGCCAGCAAAAGCACAATGTCGTCGCCGTATCGCTCACGGGAAAACCTCCAGAATCGGGATCGAAGGGATCTGGCCGGCCTTGAAGGAAGAGAGGCTGATTTCCAGCCGGTCCGCATCGAAACGGGCTGCGATGTCGAATAGGAATCCGGCCGACACAGCCGCGCCATCACGAGGCGCCTCGGACAGGGTCACCTTGCCGCTCAGATGGTCCACGGCAAACGCGTTGGCAGCGAGAAGAAATCCATCGACCGCCACGCTTACCGTTTCTTCCATCGGCAGCGCGATGTCGCGAGTATATGCGTCCGCGCCCTGCCCATAGGTCTTCGTCAACTGGAACTGCGTTCGCTGGCCGTCGCCCAGCCCGATCACCTGGTCGGTGGCCGCAGGCTTCCTTCCGGGAGCGCATGAGCGGTAATCGAAGGGATCGCGAAAGCGGAAAGCGTGCAAAGCCCCGCGCCGCGCCTCAAAGAACGCGACGATTTCGGACAGATCGTCCAGTGCCCGCACGCCGGTTCCCGCATCGAAGCGGCGGCGTGAACGGCTTTGCCGCAGATTGCGCTGCTCCCGGCCGGATGTCAGCGAGATGGTTTCGACGCGGCGCTCAGGCCCGCCGGTCGCGCCGAACGAAATGGCGGTCGGAAACCGCACGTCGTGAAAACTGTCCATCGCCACCTCACATGGTCCGCGAACCGCGCGAGACCGCGCGGGCCAGCATGCCCGTGATCTGAGCTTCCGATTTGCGGAAGGATGCCGCGTCGCTGGCGGTAACGTTGAAGACGACGTTCACGCCGCCGCCTCCGCCGCTCGACGCCACGCCCAGCCTGCCATCGGTCCCCCGCTGCAAGGGCAGGATCGCTTCAGCGCCTGCCTCTCCCATCAGCCCCGTCTGCCGCCCCATGGGAAACAGTGTGGGGCCGGAAACCACACCGCCCTGCGCGAAGGGCGTGAGCGAGCCCGGCACGCCGCCATTCGCGAAAGGAACGATGCCGCGAAGACCGCCGAGGATGCCTGCAAGGGCATTCGAAGCGATGCCGCCGAGCGGCCTCAGTCCCTGGTTGAGCGCCATGCCGGCTAGATTGAGCGCCACGCGGCGCAGCACGTCGTCGAGCGAGCGTCCGCTGACCGTTGCTGCCCGCAACGCGCCGCTCAACTGATCGCCGAACCGCGTGGAGAGCTTTTCGAGATTGGAAAGGGCAGCGGCGAACGGCGCTGTATCCGCGTTGATCGACACGGTGAACTTGTCGTCCATCGGTTCAGGCACTCCTCAAATGTCGGGAAAGCGGGCCATCAGGCTCCGCAGATCGTCGCGTTCCGGGGCCGGCGTTCGCTTCCGCGCCAGGCCGGCGCAAAAAGCGAATTCCCGCGGCGTCATCGCCCAGAATTGCGCCGGGTTCAGCCGCAGCAGGCCAAGGCCGGTTTCCAGAACCTCGTCCCAGGGAAACCAGCTCGTCGGCGCTGCTGCGGCGGTCAAGGGTTTGCGGCGGTGCCCTCCGCGCCGAACGTCGCCACGAGAAGTTCCGACACGACGGTTGCGAAACCGGTCACGCCGTCCTCATGGCGCATGGCGAGCACATCGTCGTCGGCGACATCGTTGCCCGCACCCCGCAGGCCCGCGCCGAGGATCTTCGCCATGTCGCCCGCCGAAAGCCGGCCGGTGGTAAAGCGCTCGACGAGCGCGCCGAGGTCGCGCGCCTCGAAACGCGTTTCCAGTTCGGCCAGCGCGCCGAGCGTCAGGCAAAGCCGCCATTCGCGGCCGTCGAATGTCGCGACGATCTCTCCCCTGCGATGATTCGCGCTCATGCGGCCTCCGTAAAGGCGAGCGCACCGGCTGATTCCAGCGCGGCCTCGAAAGTCACTTCGCCGTCATGGCTGCCGGCATATTCGAGTGCGGTGATCTGGAACTGCCCCTCGATCACGCCGAAGCTCGGGATCGCAAGCTGCCACACCGCGATCGCTCCGGTGAAGAAGCGCTCACGCAGCAGCGCGTCGGATGCCTGGTCCTTGAAGATGCCCGAGCCGCTGACGGATGCCCGTTGGACGCCCGCCCCGGCCAGAAGCTCGCGCCAGCGCCCTGCCGAGTCCGCGTTGGTGACGTCCACCGTCTCGGAATTGAACGCCAGCCGCTTGGTGCGCAAACCGGCGATCGTAACGAAACCGCCCTGCCCGTCCGGGTCGAGCTTCAGCAACAGGTCCTTGCCCTTTTGAGCAACCATGAAAATCTCCAGATAATTGAATGGCGGATGCGTCGGCCGCTCAGGCCGCGTCGATCAGCGCGCGGAGCCGCGCCAGTCCGTGATGGACATCGTGTTCGTCCTCATAACGGATCTCGACGAACTCCATGCCAAGGCGCACGAGTGCATGGCCATCCAGCGCCAGAGCCGCATCGTGCAACTCGGTCTGCACGGCTTCCAGCAGTGCATGGCATTCGGATTTGCCGCGCTCCTTGGACCATAGGTGAATGGTGACGAGGTGCTCGCTTCCGGCTTCCGTATCGGTGGACCAGTCGTAGGCGCTCGTCCGCCCGAAGGTGAGATAGGGGAAAACCGCGTTCGCAGGCGCCTGATCGTACAGGCGAACCTCGCCCATCAGTCCCGCGAGCGCCCTGCTGCGCATCAACTGGGCGAAGATCGCCTTTTGCAGTTCAAGTGCGGCGGCGGTCATCGTCGTCCTCCTGCCGGTCACGCGGGCGACCGTCTTCGCCGCGGCGGTATCCTGCCGCGACATTGTCGGCGACGCCATGAAGATATGATCTCAAGGCGCGGATGAGGTCGCTGGCCGTTATTCGTATAGCCGCTTTCATCGGCCAACCTCGCGCGTTTCGCAGACGAGGTAGCGCCCCGTCTCGTCCGGATCGCTGATCGAGCGAATCTGGAAGACGCGACCGCGGTTGCAAAACCGCATACGCCGCAGAATTCCCTCGCGATGACGGATCGTGATGCGGTGGGTGATCTCCACCTGATGCTGGTCTGCTGCGAAGCGCATGCGAGCCCGTACCGGCTCGACATGGGCGAAGAGCGTGGCTACCTCCACCCAGTCCTGCCTCACGCCGCCAGCCCCATCCGACGCCGAGACCACATCCTCGACGGCGAGCTCCGTTCGCAGCCTGCCTGGATCGATGAATTCTGCTCTCATGCGATGCGCCTTTGCCTGAACGGCGCGATCAGGCGGTCGTAGCCGGGCGGCCAGGATACCGGCTGCGCCGACGCGCCCACGACGCCGCGAAACTCGTACCAGTGCGCGATGAGCATCAGCATGGCGCGCTTCACGAGATCGGGCACGTCCGTGCCTGCCTCGCCATGCCCGGCAACATAGTCGACCTCGATGCCGTTCAGCGCCGCGCCGGGCTGCAATTGCCGGTGGAATACGATCCGGGCCGGACGTGATGTGGTATCGACGGCGTAACGTGACGGGTTGACCAGCACGCCCTCCCCATCCTCCCCGAACACGGTGACAGACTGCACCTCGCGCACGGGCCATGGCGTCAGCCTCACGATCCGGTCGGAGGGCAGCGCATCGAGCACCTTGCGCCAGGTCTGGGGCAACAGCGCCAGCCCCGTCGCCCGTTCGACCTCCTCGCGTGCCGCGCGGATCAGGCCCGTTATCAACTCGTCCTCGCTGTCGTGCTGAAGGCGCAGATGCGCCTTGGCCTCGGCCAGCGTCACCGGCTCGGCGTCGGGGCCGGTCGTTCGAAATGCGGTCATCGCCACCTCGTTTCGCAAAGAAAAAGCCCCGGCGATCGCCCGCCGGGGCTCGAATGATCGGAACGGCGCAGCTTACGCGGCTGCGAACTTCACCAGCTTGATCGCGTCGAAATCCTGGACCCCACCACCGACGCGCTTGGTCACGTAGAAGAGCACGTATGGCTTGGCGGAGTACGGGTCACGCAACACGCGCACGCCGGCCCGGTCGACGATGAGATAGCCGCGCCCGAAATCGCCGAAGGCGATGGGCGTCGCGTCGCTCGCGATGTCCGGCATGTCCTCGGCCTCAACGACGGGGAAGCCCATCAGGAGAGCGCGCGCACCCGCCGTCGCCGGCGGCTGCCACAGATAATTGCCGTCGGCGTCCTTCAGCTTGCGGATCGCGGCCTGCGTGCGTCGGTTCATCACCCAGTTGGCGTTCTGGCGGTAGCCGCTCTTCAGCGCATAGACGGTATCGATCAGAACGTCGGACGGATCGTCCGCTGGCAGCGCGCCGTCGATGCCGGTCGCGATATGGCCCAGGCTTCCCCACCGCCAGTCCGCTTCCGCGACGCTGCCATAATCAATGAAGCCACGCGGCTTGTTCATTCCGTCACCGTTGACGAAGGCAGCGCCCTCCTGCTCGGCGAACGCGGTTTCGACCTCGGCCGTGATCCACGCATCGAGATCGACCACGGAATCCTCCAGCAACGCCGCCGTCGCGGCGGGCATGGCGTAGAGTTCCATCGTGGGGAACGTCAATTCCTGCAACGCCGCCGTATCGGTCTGCGGGCGCGCCGCAATTTCGCCGACCCAGCCCACTGCCGGGCCGTCCACGGCGAACGGCTTTTTCAGGACCGCGCCGGATACCTGCCGGACGGTCGCGATGGAACGGATCGGCGACAGCTCACGCAATCGCGCCCCGATGGCGGTTTCGATCTCGTCGGGCACGAGAAAGCCCCCGTCCTGGCCCGAGCCGTAGCTCATCGCCTTCTGTTCGAGAACGCGCAGGCTGTGCTCCTCCCCGCCGCGCACATAGGCTTCGAAGGCCTGCTTGTGTTCGAGCGAGGCGACGGTCGGCCCGGTGCCGCCCAGATGCGGCCGCGCCTTCTTCAGGCTCAGCTCGTCAAGCACGCGCTTTTGCTGATCGAGCGCGTTCGAGAGCCGTTCGACCTTGTCGATCGAGAGCACATCGGCGCTCATGCGCTTTTCGATCTGCGCCAGCCTGCCGTCATTGGCCTCTCGAAACGCGCCGAACGTGGTCATGAATTCGTCGAAGGCATCCGCGATTTCGCCGGTCGCCGCCTTGGTCTCGATGGAATGGTTCATCGAAGATTGGTCCTTTCGCTGATTTTGTGGGTGGCCCTGCGGATCGCTTCCGCCAGCGCCATTTTTGCTGTCGGCGCGGCGTCCCGCTCGCGTCGCAAACTGGCGAAACCGTGCGCAAGCACGTGTCGCGCCTCCTTCCGCGTCAGCCCCGCATCCCGCGTCAGCCAGCGCTCGAATTCTCGTGTCGCGGGCAGTTCCCCGCCCTTCAGGCTGATCCGCGCGCCCGTCTGCATGGGAAAGGTCACGACCGAAATTTCCCAGAGGTCGGCTTGCAGGATGTGCCTTATGCCCGTGCGCGGGTCGTTTCGTGCGCGCACGACCTTGAAGCCTATCGACAACCCGTCCAACGCGCCGTCGCGGATCAGCGCCCGCACTTCACGTGCCTTGTCCGATCCGGTCGAAAGCCGCCCACGCACCTTCAGCCCATAGTCGTCCTCGACGATGGACGTCCACACGCCGATAGGCAGCGCCGGGTCGTGCTGGAACAGCATCCGGACCCCGCCAGCACCCCGTTGCGCGATCGCATTGGCGAACGCACCACGCTCGACGATGTCGCGGCTCATGTCGACCCGATCGAACAGGCTCGCATAGCCTTCGAACGTCCCATCGTTCTCGACACCTTCAATCGAGATGTCGACCAGCTTGCGCTCAAGCCTCACCCGTTCGGCTCCCTTCATCTGCCATCCTTTCGCTTGGGGCCCGGCTCGGACCGCTCGAATATCCGCATGACGAGTCCGAGCGCCCACCAGGCGCTGAGGCTGGCTGCGGCCGATCCCATCAGCATGATCTCGAACGCGCCGATCGCCGTTTCGACGCCGAGTTCGGAGGCGATTTTCAGGCCGGCCGCGCCGCCGAAGATCAGGCCCGAGACGACGCCGACGGTGAAGCGCAACGCGGCCTCGCGGCGGCCGTGCGGCAAGACATAGGCGACCGAGATCGCCGAGCCGGCGATCGCACCGGCAAGTTTTGCGGCCCATAGCCAGGCCGTTTCGTATCCTTGGGTCATTTCGGCCTCCTCAGCCGATTGCGCGCGGGCCATAGCCCACAGCCTCGCGCTTTTCGTCGTCCGTCAGGAAATCCGCCCTGCCTATGCGCGTCCACAGCGCCTCGCGCTCGACCGACAGTCCCTCGATCCGGTCGGCGTCATAAGAGAGCCTGAGCCGGCGCCCGAAGCGTGGCCCGAGCCAGCTACCCAGTTCCTGCGCGATCCGCTCGACGAGCGGCAGCACGGTCAGCCGATAGAACGCCCGGTTAGCCTCCTGATAGTTCGCATAGGTGTTGTCGCCGGGGATGCCGAGGATCATCGGCGGAATGCCGAAGGCGAGCGCGATGTCGCGGCTTGCCGCGTTCTTCGCCTCGATAAAGTCCATGTCTTTGGGCGTCAGGCCCATCGCCTTCCAGTCGAGACCGCCTTCGAGAAGCAGTGGCCGTCCCGCCCGCACCGCTCCCGAATAGCCATCTTCGAGTTCGCTCTTCAGCCGCTCATACTGTTCGTCCGTCAGGTTGCCGCCATCCTTCGGCGCATAGACCAGCGCGCCCGACGGGCGAGCGGAATTGTCGAGCAGCGCCTTGTTCCAGCGGGCGGTTGCATTGTGAACGTCAAGCGCCATGAGCGCCGCCTTGAGGGGCGGAAACCCGTAATGGTCATCCAGCGGGTGGAAAAGCGCGAAATGATGCGACCCGCCGCCTTCCCCCATCCCGAGAGCCACGCGGCGTACCGCCGCACCTTGGCGCTCTTCGAGCGCTACCGGCCAGCCGGTTGCATCCGCCGCCACCGTCACCCTGTCGGGACGCAGGAGATGCAGTTCCCGAGCCCCGCTCGCGGTCTCCAGCAACTCGGCATAGGCATTGCCCGCCATCAAAAGATGGCCGTAGAGGCTTTCGAGAAAACTCGGTCCCGATTGCCGCGCATTCGGCCGCGCAACGAGATCCAGCAGCGGATGATCGGAGAGTTCAATCCCGTCCTCGTAAAGCAGGAACGGGATCGTCGCAGCCGCCTGCGCGATCATGCGCACCGACCGGTGGACGACCGGGTTGCGCATGAAGCCTTCACGCGCCAGCGCCGCATAGTCGCCGCGTGTCCACACCGCATCGCCATGCAGATGCAGCGCAACGAAGCCCGGCTCGTTTGCCGCCGAGCGCGTTTCCAGACGCGCGCCATCGCCCCCGGGGCGCGATGCCCAAGGCCAGTTCCATCCCATATCGGTGTCCTTCAGATAAGTTTGCGGACACGCGGCTCACGGCCGCGCCCTGTGAGAAGTTCGTTCAGCGCCCACACGAGCGCATCGAGGCGATCAGGCGAGCGTCCGTTGGACAGGCCCGCCGGCCCGAAATCGCACATCTCGTCTTCGAGTTCGGGAAAGCGTTGCGCATGCAACACCTTGCCCTGTTCGTAGAGCGCGGCAACCGGCTCGGCGCGCAGCCACTTCCCGCGCGAGGCCCGCACGGATTTGACCGGCAGGCTGGCATCGATCGCGGCGAGCACCGCGGCGACCATCTCTCCTCCCTGATTGACCTCCGCGACCACGCAATCGGCCTCATGGCGGTGAAAGGTCTCTACGACGCGGGCGGCCCAGCCCTGCGGCTTCAATCCCTGGACGGTCGCATCCTCCAGAACGATCGCGCGGCCGTCACCGGCAAGACCTGCAACGACGATTCCGCACGCATCGGCAGCCTTTCCCGAACTTGCCGGCGGGTCGACTGCGACCACGATCCGCGTCAGCGCCAGCCGCTCTCCGGGAATTGCCGTTTCGATCTGCGTGCGCGACCACAGCGCGCCTTCGCGATCCTCAATCAGTTCGCCGTCGAGTTCCTGGCGTTCCAGACGGGAGCCGCCATAGCGCTTGCGGATCGCATCGATGAAGCCCGCCGCGAGGTTTGCCCGATTGTCAGTCGTCTTCAGCCGCGTCACCGTGACATCCGGGTCGGCGATCAGCGATTTCAGCAAAGGCAGCGGGCGCGGGGTGGTGGTGATGATCTGTGCCGGCCTTTCGCCGAGTCGCAGTGCGAACTGCAGCATGTCGAACGTCGCCTGCGGATGCCGCCATTTGGCGAGTTCGTCGCACCAGGCGGCATGGAATTGCGGCCCGCGTAGGCTTTCGGGATCTTCGGAGGAAAAGGCATGGGCGACCGCGCCTGAATCCCACACGAGACGCCGCCGGCCAGCTTCATAGCGTGGGCGGTTCTGCCGCGCCTGCGCCACCAGGCCGGACGGCCCCTCGATCATCACCTCGCGCACATCGCCCAGCGTCTCGCCGATCAAGGCGATGCGCATGTCCCTGCTCTTTCGGCCGAAAGGCGGCAGTCCGCGCACCATGGCGTTCACCCATTCGGTGCCGAGCCTCGTCTTTCCCGCGCCGCGCCCGCCCAGCACCAGCCAGGTCGGCTTGACCGCCTGGACGGGATATTGCTCGGGATGTGCGGTCGAAAACCATTCGCCGCGCGTCAGGGCCTCCTCATGGGCCCCCAGGTTTCTCCTCGCCCAGTCGTGCTGCAT